ACACCAGATGTGCGGGATAGCTCACCTATTAACCAGTGGTTTTCTTTATAATCAAAAGCCACATAGCGATCTATTTCTGTGCTGTTAGAAGAACAGTAGAACCACCAGATTTCACCATACTGACCGTTTGCAACAGACCAAACCTTTGATTGCTGCGCTACGTTAAAATCACCAAATACATAATCGTGAACGTCACACGGTATTTCTGAAACAGAGTTGCCGTCGAAGCGGAAGAACCCGCGTTGACCCATCCAGAAAACACCAATGTCCACATCAGATGCAGACTTGCGTGAAATCGCTCCGCAAGACGTTCCTACGCGCTCAAAGCCATAAACGTATGGTGGGCCTAGATAACGTGCTGTATGCGCGTCTGTGTCCGTTATAATGAGTGTTTGACCGCGTGTACGAATGCCCTGCATAATTTGACCGTTGGTCTGCAGCTCAATATCGCCAGCTTCGTTTGTTGCCGCTGCCGTCCAAGTGGTATTGTCCTCTCGACCACACCATTGCACCTTGCGCGGGTTTCCGCCCGCACCTAGGGCAAAAATAAACCGCTCTTCCGTCACAACCAAGCCAAGATTATTTGTTGGTGCATTCGTTAGCGCAGATGCTGTGGCTGGTGTAGCTGATGTATCCCAGATTAAAATGCGACCATCATCATAGTGACATGCAACCAAGTCCTCACCAAAGTTATCTAAAGACCATGTGGTTGCCTCTTGCGGGACACTGTTTTCTGATGACTGAATAGGCTGACCATAAAATCCATAGCCATAAAATCCACCGCCAAAACCTGTATTAGTTGCCGCATCTTCACGGCCTGTCGCTAAGTCTGTTGGCGTTATGTCTGTAAGGGTGCCGCCACCTGTCATTATAACTAAGGCATCATGTGATCCGCCGACTAAGTACGCATTGCCACTGAGGGTTTCCCAAGTGTGCATTCCTCGCACTGGGCTTGCGCAAAAAGATGTCTTGCGCTCACGCCAACCGCCTATCGGACGCAAGCTGTTGTCACGCCAACGAACCAGTGACCCATCACGCCACCGTCCAGCTTGCTCTAAATCAGTGCCGTTTCGATAAAAGCCTGCGGGTATGTCTAGCGGTACTAATGTCATGCCGTTGTTCCATAAACTGTGCCGTTATTCGTGTATGTCGCTATAGCTGTGCCAGAAATAGCTGCGCCGCCTGCACCACCAGAGTTGCCGCCTGCTGCTCCCCAGCCACCACCGCCACCGCCATATGTGCCGTTGCTACCTGCGTTTCCGTTAGAGCCACCAGTGCCGCCATCACCAAGACCACCAAATGCACCCTGTCCGTATGATGTGCTAACAGTCAATACACGACCACCACCGCCTGATGCGCCATACCCTGCGTAGCCATCTGTGCGTGGCTCAGCACCCGCGCCACCACCGCCTGCGCCGCCGCCTAGACCTGCGCCGTCATAAGACCCCCCAGAATATGCACCACTTTCACCGTTCGTGCCGTTTTGACCAATAGCACCGCCAACACCCGCTGCATAAGATGTAGGTGGGCTTTCACGATATCCGCTTACACCGTTACCGCCACCTGCGCCACCGCCGCCACGACCACCACCGCCGCCGCCGCCGCCAGCTATAAACGCGCCAGATGCATTGGTTAGAATTACACCAGTTGCATTATTAACAAGGGCAGGGCCACCCGCCTGTCCAGCATCACCGCCACGACCAATGATGTAGCCGTTATTTGTAATTGTTACTAAGCCGTTCATACTGCTTGGAATTGTTAAACCACCAACAGATGTATTGTCAGACCAAAGATAAACGCCAGATGCCACTGTCATAACAACAGGGGCGGTGCCATCCCAACCCTGCGCCGTTGCATATGTCGCAAGGTTCATTTCTTGCTGACTTGTTGAAACGGTAAACTCAAACTGGTTGGTTGCACTATAAAACTGCTTCAAGCCAATAAGATTTGGCGACACTGCAACATTAGTATTGTTGCCAGTAGTATAAGCGCCGCCCCGATAATATTCCTTCAAGCCGTGAGGCGCATCACCGCCAAACTCTGCCGCTATCTCTTTTAGCGTAATCTTACCAGAACTTTGTAAGGCCATTAGAATGCCTCTGCTTGAACATCATCATTCGCTTGTAGCGTACCAGTGCTTGTTAGCTTGAATTGAACCGCACCACCGTAACTAAAGTGTAGTTCTGTGCCTGACTGCGTAATCGTCCAATCACCCAGATCAACAGTTGTTGCCTGAACTTGACCCGCTGACCCATAAACCACAGCCTTGCTGTTAACCACTGTGTTAGAAACCGCCCCGTCTAGCAAGTTGATTTCCGCCGCTGTGGACGTAACGCCGTCTAGGATGTTTAGCTCTGCGGCTGTCGCAGTAACATCTGTGCCATTAATCGTCAGTGTACTTAGATCGGGCGCTAATGTTCCTGATGTGCCGTTTACACCGTCTACAATCGTATCCAACGCAGTATTGATTGTCGTACCCCAAGTATCCTCTGAGCCGCCGACTGTTGGTTTGGTAATGCTAATCGCCATGTTTCAATCCTTTGTTAGCTGCACAATAGCATGTCAAGCTGCTTCCGTCCATGTTTCACTAGATACGCTTTGCTCTGTCCATATGTCAGATGCCGCCGCCTGCTCCGTCCAAATCTCTGCGTCAAAGTATTGCTCCATCCACTGAAACCGAAGCTGTCCAACATCCATGCCTGCCAAGACTTCTGGCGGCGATGCAAAAACGTGATTAAGAGTTAGATTACCTTCGCCAACGATAGGTGCGCCAATTGCCAGTGAGCCTGATACTGCGTGAACCTGCGTGATTGCCGTTGTGTCAACAGTGGGCGTGCCCGTGTTTAAATTTGGTGCTGAGAATGTTTCATCTTCAAACGCGGTCAGCGTGGCGACATCTGGTGCGCCGAAAGTAATGTCTGAGATTGTAAGCGTATGTACCTGCGCAAACGTAGCGTCTGCAATTGTTACGTTGCCTGTGTCTATTGTTGGTGCAGATAAGTCGTGTGCTTGTGTAAGCGCACCATCGCCTATGCGAACTGTTCCCGTAAGAACATTTGGTGCGCTAAAGGTTTCATCCTCATACGCAGTCAGCGTTGGTATAACGATTGCGTTGCCAGTGTATGTGGCAGACAGGGCATAGTTTACCTTGTCCGTTGCTGCAATCGGTGCTGCTGCTATAGGGTTGAAACCAAACATATTTTACTCCGCTGCAACCTCTTGTGGTTGCTCAAGTGATGCCGCCAGCCTTTGCACAAACGCCTCACGACCAACCATAAGCTGATCTAGGTTAAACTGTGCGTTGCTGAGTTTACGGTCTAAGTCTTGGATGTGGTTTAGCATCGCTGATTGCTCCGCCGTAAAGTCATCCAAGTTATATTCAACTTCGTTGACCGTGATGGTTTTCTTTTCGTCTTTCGCCATCTGTCTATTCCTTTCTGTGTTACTCAGCGGCCCAAGGCATACCGCTAAGTGATGTTGGGTTTGCTAGTGCATCCAGCTTTGTTTGGATTGCAGCCTCAGTGTCCTCTTTGTTAACCTGACCATGTACCCAGCCTAAGACTGTGGCCTCTGTCAGATCAGCATATGCCACATAACCATCAGAAGATGGGTCAGGTGAATGTGATGTTGTGCCGTAGGAACGTGCAGAGTTTCCATCTGCATCTGTACCCAAGCAATACCAGTGCGCAGTTGTTACGCCTTGGTCAGCATCGTTGTTGTATTCTAGGTTTAAAATAGACCATGTGAATGTAGTTGCCATCTGTCTATTCCTTATGAGTTAGCTGCAATAGCAGCGTTAACCGCTGTCATATCTTCCGTTGTCCAGAAGTCTTTAGCAACCATTAGCTGTAGATGCTCTACGTTGCGTGACACAGTGTCAGCCCAATCAGCATCGTCCATGCCCTCTGGTTGCCCAGCGTTTAGCAAGTCAACAGAGTGACCCATTGCTGTGTAGTGTTGTGCAATTTCTTCCGCAGTTGGTGTATCAGTCATGTCTTTCTCCTTTTCTGACTAATGTTATGCGTTTTCTAGGGCAGTTACTTTTGCCTCTAGGGTTTCAATGCGATCCATTGCCTCTTGCAGTGCCTTGACTGCTTTCATGTAGAGGACAGAATAATTGACCTGCTTGGTTGTGCCTTCTGCATCTGGATTGTCAGGTGTTGCATCAGGTGTTTCAAATACAAGACCCCCCATTCCAGCAGCTTCGACTTCTTGAGCAATAACACCAATCATATTAGGTGCATCAAGATTATCCGCTTTCATGCTGTACTTGCGAACAGTTAATGCCTTTATATCATCCCATTGCGATCCACTATCAACAATGTTTTCTTTTAGCTTAACGTCAGAGATAGAGCCGTAGCTATTGTTGGTGTTTACTACGTTGCCGTTTGTATAAACTCTAAAACGTGCAGCACCGTTACCACGAGCGTTAAAAAACCAGTTGCTGCTATTATTCATATCAACATTTAAGTCAATTTGCATACCATACAGGTCAGAACCACCTGTGCTGTTTATGATAAGAGCATTGTTGCTGACAGCAGGGGCTTTTAATTTCCAATTAACTGTAGCAGTGGTATAGTAAAACCTAGGCTCACCATCCCCATCCGACAGCACGATGTTGTTGCTTGAGGTGCGGATGTC